TTCTGCGATCGTTGACGCTGCAATGCCCGTGGTGTTTGAAAGCTGCATGATCTGGCTTGACATTGTGCTTAATGGTACTTCTGTACTGTCGGCAATTGTTGAAACCTTCTGTAGTGCAGTTTCGTACTCCATTGCACTTTTTACAGGACCTGCGTAAACAGCGGCAGCAACTGCGGTGATCGTTCCCACGGTTCCTGCAAGCTGCATTTTTGTCTTTCCGATCTCTGCGTTGATCTGCTGTTGCTTCTCTCGCAGTCCCTGTAATCTGTCTTTCGACGCTTTTAGTTTTTCATATGATTTTTGTAGCTTTTCATTCGATTTTCCCAGATTGTCAGTATCTACCCCGGCAGACTGCAATTCTGTTTTTAAGCTGCTTAACTTCTGTTCTTGTTCTCCTATTTTGGCAGTGGTATTCTGTATCTGGTTTTCATTCGATTTCAGTTTGTTATTTAAGCTGTCATACTCTTTTTCTGTTGCCTGTAGTTCTGTAGATAGTCTTTCGTACTCTTCTACATCTCCGTTTGCTTTGGCGGTTTCCATTGCCTGTTCTAAGGCTTTCTTTTTCTCCGCCGTCTGCTGCAACTGCTGCTGTAATTTCTGGTGTTCTGTCTGTAGTTCTGACAGCTTCGCTTTGTTTTTATCAATAGCGCTGTTTGTTTTTGTAAAAGCGTCAATCTTTCCCTGAACGGAATTGACCTGTTTTATGCTTTGTGCAAGTTTCTTTTGGGTGTCAATCGCATTTCTGAACACTCCATTGAAGTTTCCGCCTAAAGCCGCTTTTAACTGAAACAATAATTCAAACTGTTTCTGTCCCCCTGCCAATTCGTCCCACCTCCCTTAACGCTTTTTCTCTTGCCGTTTACGTTCTCTTTCTTCCTCTGCTGTTATGGCATTTGCTGTTTTTATCCAGCGGAAGAAGCGTAATAGTGGCATTTCCATCCAATACGGGACGGGTGTGTGTGAACTCCTTGCCATTTTCCATGCCTGCTGCCTGATAAATTCAGCGGGGTTCTTAATTTTTAATAGCCCGCAGACACTAAAAAATCCCTTGCTTTGTTTTTGATCTTCATGTAATCGCCAAGTGGTAAACGGCAGATTTCGTCAGATGCAACCCCGGCGGCTCTTGCCGCAAGTCTCGCCTGAAATGCTGAATTTACTTCCGGTGCAAGTACAAACTGGTTATTCGCTGCCAGTTCTTCTTCTACGGCTTCCATATCATCACCAGTAAGGTTTTCAAAATAGAATGTCATGGTTTTATATTTCTTTCCCATGATTTCTCGCGGTTCCTTGAAAGTGTGGGTGTAATTTACAGACTGTGAAGCTGCTTTTTTCTTTTCTTCAAAAACCACAACGCCTGTTCTTTCTGCCTGCTCCATTTCTTCTGCTGCTACGGTTTCTGTAGTCTCTTCCTGTACTGTTTCAAGATTTTTGTTATCGCTCATATGTTCTATTCCTCCGTTTTTCTGCAATCAAAAACCAGCGGTGTTTCTCCGCTGGTCTGACTGCTGATCTTATTTTATTTTCCTAAAATCTTTCTAACCTCTTTCAGATAGTCCACGCCATCAATAATACAAATGAAGTTCAGTGGGTCAATCTCTGTGTTCTTTACGCCGTCGATATAAACTGCGTAATAAGATACCGCGTATTCTCCGCTGCCGTCTGCTGTTGAAGCTGGTGCAACTTTTCCAAGTGCGGTTTTCTTTGGTGTTACCTTTAAAACATGCTTTACGCCTGTAGTTTTCAGCGCACCTGCTGTAGTGTCGTGGTCCTGCTGTGCTACTCTAAGGTCGATATTGTGAACCTTCGGCGCAGCAAGTTTCATCTGGGATTTACTTACAGTTCTAAAGTTCAGTGTTAATGTCATAGCTTCCATATGACCGATAATTACACTTTCAATATTTCCTGCGATTCCTGCGCCGGAAATCTCCTGTGTTAAAAATGACAGGTCAGGCAGTGTGGCTTCTGACATTCCTAAAAACTCTGTAGCGTCTTCGTACACTGCAAAGTTAATGATTGTTTCATTCATGCTTGCCATTTGTTTTTCCTCCCTTTATGCTGCTAATAATGATGTCTGTAAATATGACACGTCATATTCCAGAACAAAATCAAGTTTCTGCAACGGTGACGGTGGCGTAAGGCTGATGTGGAATTTTGCACGTCCAGCCATCAGCGCTGTTAATGTGTTTTCTTCTTCTCTTAATTCCACGCGTCCTCCCAGAATCTTTTCTTCTGCGGTCAATCCACGCAGCCATGTATTAACTCCCTCTAAGATAGCGTCAATCAGTCTTCGTGTCAGTTTCCGGTCAAGTTTAGACCAATAAGACTGCACCACTGTTTTTCCAACCCATTTGAACATACGGGAAATGCAGTAGAAATAGTCTACCGGGTCTGTACTTGTCGGAAATGCTGCGGTGTAATTTCCCCATGAAGTAAAACTGCCTGCAAAATTAAGTGCTGTAATGACGCCGTTGTCATTCAGGTAATTTGCGCCCTGTAAATCCATGATTACTTCTGTTCCGTCTGCAAGTACGGCGCTGTCTGCCTGTAATGTTTTATTTGAAGCGCTTTCGCAAGGTGTGCCGCCGCCGTATTCGTCGGTATTGTCTACCTGCGCCATAAGACCTGCAAGCTGTGAAGAGTAATTAAAAATCTTATCCCCCAATGCTACATGTGGGAAACAAACCAGTTCGTTTGTTCTGCTGAAATTCTTTGATTTCTTCCACGCCGGAACTTCTGTGTAATATCCTACTTCCGCTGTATTAACATCCAGAATTGCATCTGCTGAAAATACTTCGTTGATGTTTTCTCCCTTTGCCGCCATAACTGCTGCAACCTCCGGGTCATGTGACCAATTCGGGCACAAAATCAGGTCTGGTGCATATGTATATTTTGGGTAAACGCTGTCGATCAAATCAAGACCTGTATGTTTGTGTGTGGATGTGCTGAAACCTCCGATAATATCATTTTTTGTAACCGCCGACGGGTCTACTTCGTCATATGTTACGGTTGTTTCGGTTGCGTTGTCCTTCAGGAACTCTACAATGCAGTTTTCATCATCATAGAACACTGCAAAATCTTCATCCACTTTCTTTCCTGTAATTTTTACAGAAGTGTCAATGGTAGAAATCGGCAGTTTGATCTGATTGTCAACTGGTGTTGCAGTTGTTGTTCCTGTCTTTTTGTGTTTTGCCGGGTCCAGTACATTTACCACGAATACCGGGGAAACCTTGTAAAGTTTGAACATTGTGTAAATCACTTCTGACAGACCATAGTTTTTCCAATCGTCAGAATATCCCAGTGCTGTTACTGCTTCTTCCCAGTTGTTCAGCATGATAACTTCGTTTACTTTCCCGTCTACGGTGTGTACTGGCGCTGCTCCTACCGCAAATGCAATTCCTGTAGCTGCTACATTCGGTGATGACACGCTTGTAGGTGCTTTGCTAGACTGTGCGCCGTGTGTAATATTTGCCATTTTTTTATACCTCCTGTTTTAACTTTGCAGAAATAACAGACTGTAAATCTGTGTAATATTTGTTCATAATGTTTCCGGTTGTTCTCACCTTGTATTTTACATCTGCCAGTTTTTCAATTGGCACCAGCATTTTTGAAACAAGCGGGTATTCTTCCAGAACGTTTTCCAGTTCCTTGTTGATCTCTGCTTCTGTTCCTTCGTAAATTGTGTTGCATTTCAGTTTTCCGCGTGGCAGTGTAGGACCCACATAAATTACTTTTGTAATTTCTTCCTGTTCTACTGTTGGAACCTGTGTTTTTGTTTCTTCCTGTACTTTTGTTTCTTCCTGTACTGTTGTGTTTTCCTGATCTACTTTTTTAGTAGCCATTAAAATTGACCTCCCTTTCTATTGTTGGTATTGAAAAGTTCGCTATCATTTCCCCGAAATAGTACGGTTCTGTATTATCCGGGTACACTACCGCTTCAAGTGGCTTTTGTACTTCAAATTGCTGCCCGATCACTCCTGTTGCCAGAAGTCTTTCCCTGATTCTTAAAAGAACATTTAAAACGTCGTATGCGCCCTGTTCTCCATCTTCTGAAAATGTCGCAACCACCATTCTTACTTGTGCGGTTGCTCCTGCTGGTTGTGACGGCTGTTTATCGTCCTCTAATTTCAGCAGTTGTAACAGCACGTATGGTATTCTTTGCGTTTTATCCTCTTTCTTTTTCAGGCGCATTTTGTGTACTTCTGCTGCCCGTTCCTTTTCTTCTCCCGGTTTTGTATTTGTTACTCTTACCTGCAATTTTATGTCTGAAATATTTTCTTCTACAAATTCAGCAAGTCTTTCAAGTAATATAATTGGTGTCATAAAAATTAACCTCCGCCCAGCAACCGTTCAATCTCATGTTCCAGACGTTCATTTACAAGTTTCTGTGCTTCTTCTTCCAGCGGTTCAATGATCTTTTCGTTTCCTACCATCTGCGCGGCAGCAAGTCCCATGATCTCTTCTACCGGGAAACGTGGTTTGCTTTCTCTTTCAAAGATTCCAAGGTGTCCGCTTGCCATTTGTGCGATAAAAGCGGACTGAAATGTTGTGCCGCCGCCTTTCATTACGCCCGCATTGACAAATTGCCCGGTTCCCGGTGTCTTTGGTGTTACATGAAATTTGTATAACGGAATTTTTACACCAGAAAAAGAAATGTACCCCACAAGGTTTCCTGCACTCGCTTTGCTTACTCTTGTGTTTGTAGCCGCGGACAGTGCAGCGCTTTGTACTGCATATACTTCTTTTACTTTCCGCATTGCTCCGGTCTTTACGCGGGACAGTCCACGGTTCAGAGCGTTTGCTGCTGCCCGTTCCGCACCTTTTGGCACATTTGCCAGAATCTTTTCTGCCCGTTCCATTCCTTCCACTGTTATTTCAATCATTCGTCATACGCTCCCAGTTCAAGCACTATTTCCCCGTCTTCGCACTCCGCGCTGTTGATATTGAACATTCGGTATCTTCCGCCGTCGTCAATATCAATCGTGTTTCCGCGTGTTGGGACAAAACCAAGGTCTGCAAGTGCTATATACGCCACGGCTTCAATTTTGTTAATTCCTTCGCCGTTGTCACCGTTTAGCTGTTTTCGTTCCATAGCGGTTTCATGGTCCAATATGACAGGGACCGTGTACGTTTCCCCGTCATATCGAATATCTTTGACAACTGCAAATTCTGCCGTGTTATGAAAAGTTTCCATGTCTTTTAATGCAGCTGTTTTGAAGTCCATTAAAGCACCTTTGCTACAAACCAACTGTCAACAGCGTGTGGAACGGCAAGTGGTGCAGAAGAAAGCTGCAAAAATCTTCTGTCCGGTTTGTGTTCAATCCATGTGTTAGGCACATACTTTCCTTCTACTGTAACGAACTTCTTTGAAGCGTCGTCCAGCTTTGTCACTGCGCCGTACAGCATAGAATAGTTTGCATTACTTGACAGCAGCGCAAGTGTTCCGTCTGGTACCATTGGATTGTTTACTGGTGCTTCCGGTGTAGTCCAGTCGTCAAGATACCATTCGTTATATGTGTAAATGTCCAGTCCCAGTTCCTGAATACTTCCCACATAAGTTACGCCATCCGGCAGTTGTCGTGGCTGAATAACTGCAAGCTGGTAGTTTCTTACATCAAGCATTTTTTGTACTTTCGGGTGTGCAATAAATTCTGTTGCTACATCATCTGCCATAATACACATATCGCAGTTTGTAAAACCTGTTTTCTGTACTTCCTTGTGCCAGCGTTTCAAGTCTGCGATCGGGTCTGAATTTTCATTGCTCCATTTCTTTGTTGCCGCAGAAATTGTTTCTGTATTTGTAAATTCAAAATCAATTTCTTCGTTCAATCCTTCACCGATAATTGGAATTTTTCCTGTAAAGATTGCCTGCGTACACATAAGTTCTTCGCGACGCGCAATCATATCCTGTAATTCCACGAAATCTGTTGCCAGTTTCTGTACCGCCCTTTCTGCTGGTGTCATTCCAGACACAAGACTTTCGCCCGGAAGTCTTGTCAGAAGATCGTCAACTGTTGTGATCTTGTCCGGTGCAACCAGTGGCGGTGTATAGCTTTTTGTTGTGTAGCCTTTGTTTGCTACTGTTTTACTTCCGATACGTGGGTGTACATATGGTGCAACCTGTCTGGAACCTTTTACAAAATCAATGTCAACTGCTTTTGTAGAAAATGTATCTTCGTGTTTGAAGAATGTATTTCTAAAAAACATATGTACTGGCGGGATGCTCAATACAACACGGTTCATGGTCCGTGGTTCGTAAATGCTTACTTCATTTGCCATTTCTGTTTTTTCCTCCTGTTATTTATCGTAAGAAAATAGATAATTTTCTTAAAATCGGTTTTAATGTTTCCGCTGTTACGCCGCTAGGGAATTTCACTCCCGTTGCAAAAAACTCACCTGTCATGTAATAAACTACTGGTGTGTCTTTTTCCGCCGCACTTGCAGTAATTCCGATCACGTCCGTTGCTTTAGCTGCTGTTACAACCGCAACTTTCCCGTTTTCGTCAATATAAACTGGTGTATGTTCTTCCAACGCTGCTGCCGCTGTTCCGGTTTCTGTTAATGTCGGAAATTCACCAGCAAAAAAATTCTGCGGTGTAGTCTCGTATTTCCCAACTTTATACATTCTGCTGACCTCCTTTCTTGCCAAACAGTTTGTCAATTGCAGCATCATACGGGTTTTCTGTTTCCTGACCTGTCTGTTTTGCTGCTGCTCCTACATTTCCAGCGTTGCTGTCTGTTACGTCCGCTTCTCTGTTTGCAAGATATGTTCCACCCTGTTTTTTCTGCTCATTTACAATTTTCAGGGCTACTTCTGCTGCGCTTACCGGGTGTTCAAACATTGCATCTTCCACAATGTCTTCAAAACCATTCAGCGCAGTTTCTTTAATGTCCTTAATTCTTGCGCGTTCCTCTTCCTTTGCATTGCTTACGATCTTTGCTACTAAATCCGGGTATTCTGCCGTCAGTGCTTCAACCGTTGTAATGCTTTCATTTGTTGCCATGTTCTGTTCCTCCTTTTTTTGTGTTTTGGCTGCACTTGTATTTGTAAAACATCCCGGATTTTTCGGGCTGTTAAACAACGATCTGGGAAGCGTTTTATAGCTTGATACGTCCAGCGATACGCTGTTTACTACAACGTGGCTGCTGTTTTCCACAGCGGTTGAAACATCATCAAACATAATTTCATCACAGAAACCGTTTGATACTGCATCTTCTCCCGTCCACCATGTTTCAACAGACATGAGCTGTTCTATATCCTGTGCGTCTCTACCGCTTTTCATTGCGTATGTATTTACAATTGACTGTTTGATAACCTTTAATTCTTCTGCCATCTTTTCAAAGTCTTCTGCTGTAAAGGTGTCCCAAACCGTCATAGCCGGGTCATGTATCATAAACACGCCGTTTTTAGCAATCTTGATTGTGTCGCCCGCCATTGCAATTATGGTAGCTGCGGAAGCCGCCCACCCGTCAATTTTCACTGTTATCTTTGCTGAACAGTCTTTTAAGCGTGTGAAGATCGCATTTGCTGCAAACACATCACCACCGCCACTGTTGATTCTTACAATGATTTCTGATACGTCCCCAAGGGCTGCCAGTTCTTCATTGAATTTCCCCGGTGTTACCCTATCTTCCCACCAGCTTTGCTGTGAAGATATAGCCCCGTACAATAACAATTCCGGTGGCTTGTTTCCTGCTGCCGGAATGAAGTTCCAGAACTTATTTTCCTGTTGCTGGTTCGCCTGCTGTACTGTTGGCAATGTCTTTTACTCCTTTCAGTCTTTTTTCTTCCTGCTCTAACTGTCGGCAGTTTTCGTAATAATCAGTGCCCGTCATTTCCATTGTTTCATTTGCCCTTGTGGAAAAGCCATTCTGCACTCTCTTTTCTGCTGCTGTTACCTCCTGTACCGGGTTAAGTAATCCGCGTGCAGGACCGTTCCACTGTGCTTTACAAAACGCTTTTCTGCGTAATGGGTCTGTAAAGAATCCGGGTGCGCTGATTCTTCCTTTTGCAACCGCTTCTGATAACCATTCTTCGTAGATCGGCTGGCAAAAGTCGTTTGTCATCCATTCGCGGTACATTCTAAATGACTTCCATGCTTCTTCCAGCGCGCCACGGCTTGCGCTGTATGACGCTGTAAAGTGTTTCATAAGCAATTCGTATGGGATTTCAAGTGCAGTTCCTATCTGCCTGCATATCGCAGTTACAAACCCGTCAAAATTGGCGTTCGGTCTTCCCGGGTTCGCCACGTTTGGTTTTTCCCCCTCTGCCAGATCAAGAATTGCACCCGGTGCCATTTCAAGTGTGGTTTCGTCTTCTGCGTCCACCTGTACTTCCTCTGGAATTGCTGCGCCTATTGCTGCGTCCTCACTGTTGTCTGTCTTCTCAATGAAAACTGTAAACATTCCAGACACTACCGCCGCCACAAGTTCTGCATCCGTGTATCGCCCAAGCTGTTTCAACGCTTCTATGACTGGTGCAAGGAATGGTACCCCGCGCCGCTGATCTATTCTTTCGCGGTTCATCAGGTGCAGTACATTTCGTCTTCCTGTCCTGCTGCCGTATGCTTCCACCCTTACCCACTCTATAGGCTCTGACGCTCTGGAAAGCGGGTGTTGTTTGCTGAAATGGTATGCTACTACTTCGCCTTGTTTATCCACTTCCACGCCGCCTACAATCTGATTGTCGAACGTGTCAAAGTAATTCGGGCTTGACAACCGATCTGCTTCAATCAGCTGTATTCGTAAATCATATGGCTGGTTGATTCTGCGTTTTGTTGGCAGTAGTGCAAGCGTGTCACCTGACATAAGCCACCCCATGAACGCCAGTTGCTGCAATTCATAGAAATTGTCAAGCCTTGCCATGTCGCAGTCTGGGCTATCCGCCCACAAGGACCATTCCCGCTGTATTTGCTCATTTAGTGTCTGTGCCGCTTCTGGTGTAATTCCAAGCATTGAAGCGTCAACCGTCGGTTTCAGCATAAGTCCACGCCCAACAACATTTGTTCGCATGGTCTTAATTGCTCCGGTTCCGAGTGGTACGCCCATGTATAGATCACGGCTGCGTTGGCGCAATACATTCAAATTGTCGTTTATGTCTTCCCTTGCTGACCCGCCAGCATAGTTCCAACCTATCAAAGATTTTTTGTAGGTGCTTGCCCCGTAATTTCCGTAACCACTGTTCAAAATTTCCAGTTTTTTTCTCGCAACTGTCCTTTTCAGGGCGGTGTTTGGTGCTACCGCAGACACTATTTTGTCAAAAATATTCATGCCGTTTTCTTTTTCACCCCCTTGTTTTTGGGTATGAAAAAAGCACCCTGTACAGGTGCTTTTCTGTATGTCCTATTTTTACATTACAAAAATACCACGTTTTGCCGTGCAATGGGGGGAAATGTTTCGCCGTTTCGGGAAATGCCGTGCAATTCCGGGAAATGCTTTTTTTACAGATCGCGTGGCACAACTCTTTGTACCCTGTTTCTTCCTCCTGTTTTCTTTGCATTTTCAAGTTTTGTAACCCAGTCATTCCAGTATTCGATCATGTTTCTTACTTCTGTTAAATTTGCCCTTGTCATTGTCCGGCTGCCTATTGTATAGCTTTGCCCGGTTGCAATAATGTCTTGTGCTTCTAACCATAAATTCAATTTCTTTTGTGCTACTTCCAGTGTGATTCCTGCCATTTATACTATACCTCCTGTACTTCTTCTTCCTCTTCGTTTTCTAACTTTTGGTTGCTGTGTTGTCTGCTGATCTGGTTTCTTTAGTGGCATACCGTATATTTCTATTGCTGCCGTCGCATAATTCCGACAGTCAAGTGCTTCATTTCGTTTATGTTCTCCAAGGTCTTTTAATACCCATTCAAACACCGCTTTTCCTCTCTTGTAGTGTAAAACCTGCTTTTCTGACGTTAAGCCTTTGAAATATTTTTCGTCATATCCTCGCGGTGAATACGGTTTCCCTTTTTCATCTTTCGGAAAATGGCAAAAGCCCGGTCCTTCCTCTTCCACTTTCAGGCGTTGTAGTAACAGTGATTTTCCTGTATCTACTCCCAGTGTAAACAAATACGCCTGTTCTCTGTTGTTTTTTGTTGGCTTTTGAATGTATGCTGCTGCACTGTCATTTGAACCACGTATGGCAAATACGCGCCTATTGAACCGTTCTTTGCAGAATCTATATACCTGATTTGATCTATGACCGCCGCTATCTATGCAGGTGCATACGATCTTCATTTTTGTTCCGTCCGGTTTGTGGAATGTCTGGGACAAGAAAACATCAAGGTCTTTCCATACCTGATTTTGTATATTGCTATTGTCCCCGTATATTACTGCATACTTAATTCCCCAGTTTTCGTAGTCTGGTCCCCACCCTACCACTTCAACTTCAAAACGATCGTCCTGCGTATCTACTCCCGCAGTCAGGTACAGAACTTCTTCCGGTACTTCGCAATTGTAGCGTTCGCGGCGTTTCATCAGTTCTTCGTCTTCTACCTGTTCGCCATCTTCTTCCCATGTTTCGCCAAGTTCTGTATTTACCCATACTTTCATCAACTCAATGTTGCCTTTTTTTACCTGTTCATCTGCTACAATGAACTTTTCTACCATATCCCGCCATGTTGTAAGTGTTGACGCAAGCGTGTTTAAGTGAAAGCCTTTTACCGGGTTTTCCGGGTTTTCGTGTATGAAACGTCCTTCTGTATAGTGTTCTTTCCACTCTGCTTCACTTGATATAGCCCCACATTTGCTGCATACATACCGTATTTCCGACAGATCTTCTTTATCAAACAGCACATTCGCCCATACAAGCGGCTGCAATTCTCCACAACACGGGCACGGTACGTTCCACTCTCCCTTGCTGCTGTTTTCGTACTCTACTTCTATTCGTGAAGCGCCTTTGATCGTCGGCGTTGATATATCCACCTGTTTTTTATTCCAGAACGTTGTCTGCCTTTTGGATGCAAGCAACAGCGGGTCCCCTTCTTGTCCTGCGCTTGCCGGATAACCGTCTATTTCATCTGCAAGCAATATCCTGATTGTGTGAGATCGCAACCCAGTTGGGCTGTTTGCTCCTGCAATTGTGATATTCCCGCCGGGAAAAATCTTTTGTGTGATCGTGTTTCCGCTGTTTCTTGATTTTTCGTTTATTCTTTCTGCTAGTACCGGGGTATCTCTAAGCATTGGTGACAGTTTTTCTTTTGAAAACTTTTCTGCCATGTCAATTGTTGGCTGTATTACCATTATTGGTGACGGGTCGTAATGGACGTAATAGCCTATCGGGTTTAAAACCATTGCGTCTGTCTTTCCAACCTGTGCCGCAGACATAATCACCACTTTTTTTATGTGAATATCGGTGATCGCGTCCATGATTTCTTTCTGATACGGCGCTTTTGACGTTCTCCAGCGTCCCGGCTCCGCAGAAGCCCCGGCGGACAGTCTGCGGTATTTATCCGCCCATTCTGACAATTTCAATTCTGGCGGCGGTTTTAATACACTGAATATTCTTTTAAATAGTGTCCTTGTGTTCGGTTGTATCTGCTGCATTGTCTGTTTCTCCAAATATGCTGTCAAAGTCCGCCAGTTCTTCCAGTGCTTCGTCTGTGGCGGACTTAATAATTTCAAATATTTCAGTCTGGTTCGTTTTCTTCGCAAGTATCGGGCTGACTTTTGCCGGGACTGCCAGCAGTCTTGTTTTAAATCTTATCAGTGTGTCAGTCATTACCTGTTCTATGTCTTCCGTCCGGTGTAATTCCTTACGTTTCAATGCCAGTTCCAGTTCTTCATTTTCCCTTTTTGCTTTCACCAGCTTTGCACGCTCCACATTGTAGTCTGTCGTCTCTTCTTCCGTCCCGCCTTTTCTTATGTACTCAATGTACTGTGGTATAACTCTTGCCAGATCAAACAGACCGGGGGCGCTTTCTGTTATTATATTTTTGTCTCGCAATATCCGCACGTTTCTTTCTGTCATATCCAGATACTTTGCCACCACTTTTGCGGTGTATAATTTCAAACCCCCACCCCCTTTTTTATTTGCCGCCCGGAAACGGAAACGAAAATTTTATTTTATTATCTAGGGCGGTTTTGGGCGTCGCTGTACCCGCAGTGTCGCTGAACCGCCAGAAGGACCCATGATTTTTTTCAAGGTTCGTCCCTCTGTTCGTCCTCGTCTTCTTCCAGATCAACGTCAAACTCACCTAAAGCCTTGCTTCTTTGTAATTCGTACTGCTGCTGTTGCAGCGTTAAGCGTCTTTCCTCTATCTCATATGCCTTGATACTATCAAGCACTTTCAGTAATCGTCCGTGAACTTTGTTTAATTCTGATTCTACTTTCATTGCGCGTTCAAATGCGCTGGACTTAATGACAGACTTCATTGCTGTCTTGAACTTCTCGCCGCCTGCTCCTGCTGCCTGCCCTGCTGCTTCCGGGTCTTGCGCTTCTCCTGTCTCTCTGCCGCTGTCTTCTTCCGCCTGCATATCCTCCACGCTCTTTGGTACAATCATGTGTACTACTTTGTCTGTGTAGAACTGCTGCTGGTTCTCTTCGTCCGTGTACTGTTTCAATAGTCCTTCAAGGTATTCTTTGCGGACCATCAGAGCTTGCAGTTCTTGTAGCAGGTTTGACATTGCGCCAGCTGCTGCCAAGTTCTTTATCTGTTCTGCTGCTTCTGCGCTTATGTCCTCATATCCTACGTGTGCATAGACTCCATGTGTTACAGCGTTTCTGTTCCCCTGTTTCTTCGGTGTCCTTCCTGCTGCATTCTTATTCCCCTTCTGTCCTCCGCGCTTGCGTGGTACCTTCTTTAGTTGTTCGTCCCATTTGTCTTCCGACTTCCATTTTCTGATTCTGCTTGCTGGCACCCCGGCTTCCTCTGCCAACTGCGCTGTTGTAATCTCTCCGCCGCTGTCCAGATATTTTTTTAAGCAGACCCCCCTCTGGGGGTTTTTTGGTCTACCCATCCCCTACCCTCTTTTCTTTCTTAATCGTTCGTTTTGTTTCTTCCGGTCTTTCCAGATTCCCGGAAATAAAAAATATATGGGCTTTTGTGTTTGGATATAAAAGCCCATAGCTGTTTCACTATAGACTTATTATACCAAACTCAAACGTGCAATAGTGTGCAATTAACAGCTATTCAGGTAGCCCGTAAGCTGCAATATAACTGTTACTCCTGAATCGTTTTACAAGGTTCTTTACTGCTTCGTCGCGTATGTTCTTACACTGTCGTTCGCTGTAGTGCATGTGTTCCGCTACCTGTTCCCATTTAAGCCCGTAGAAATAAAATGAGAATACAACCATTTTCTGTTTCAATGCCAGTCGCGATACCTCGCGCAGTATTTCCACTTTCAGTCGTTGCAGCTTCTCTATACTTTCTGTATAGCTTCTGATCTCTTTTCTTACGAAATCCGGCATGTCAATAGCAATGTCTTCTGTTGGTCGTGATATATGGTTCTTTCCTTTTGGCATACCATCATACTGTATTGCGCCCGCTGGTGCATATGCCATATCTAATTCATTCCGGTTGCGTCTGCGTTCTGCTATTTCCCCGTCGATCTGTGGGTAGTATTCCAGATATGCAATTACTTTATCTTTGTTCATCAGTGCCACTTCCTTTGCCATGCTTGCTTCCTCCTGCTTCCTTCTCCTGTTCAGAACGCGCAGCAAGGGTAACAACCATTTCTGGCGTTGCCCTTTTCAGATCGCTTCTGTTCATTATCTCCATTACTGCTGCCAACAGTCCCATTACTCTTCCACATCCTCTAACAATCCCAAATCCGCTGCAACTTCTCTTTTCAGGATTCCTGCTACCACATAACCGCTGTTGATCGCAGAAGACGTGTCTTCGTTATCAACGCATGTAATATACAGTTCTGTTACTTCTCCCGTGGCTCTGCCACCTTCAAACACCTGCGCTGCAATTATGTCTCCCGTCTTGAAATGCTCTGTATCTTTCAGAATTATGTATGGCTTCTTTCCGTCCTCTATTTCCGCGTGCTGATTCTTTGAAATTCGTACATACTTCTTTTTCTTTGTGTCCCCGGGCAGATTCTGCATTTTTTCTTCCTGCTCTTTTTCTTTCAGTTTCTTTTTGGTTTCTCTGTCAATTGCTTCCTGTTCCCGGTTGTACTTCTGTTCTTCTGTCAGTCTCGCTTCTTTTCGGTTTACATATGCGTTGCACCTTGTTACTGTGGCTTTCTTTTCGTGGCACACTTCGTATTTATCGCAACTGTAGCATAATGATTCTACTGTTTCCGGTGTTGGGTCTTCCCACTCTTCCAGCTCCGTTTCCTGCTCCGGTGTTTCTTCTCTCTCTTCTGTCTCTTCCTCCTGTTCTTCTTCCGGTTCTTCTGCTGCCTGTTCTGGTTCTTCGTCCTGCATTTCCGGTAATACCATTTGCCCCGGACACTGGCTTTCAGCTTCAATCTGTTTTTTCATCTGCTTTACTTCTGGCAGTGTCAGTTCTCCGTTTTCCAGCAGCTTTTCATACGCTTTCATTTGCCATTCCTGTTCCATTCCTGACACTTCGACAGCTACTGACATAATCAGTCTGCCTGTCTTGAACTCTTCCATCAGTTCTTTTTCCAGATTGTTGTATATTGCTTCATACCGTGAAATCTGCGCTTTTGTTATCCCGGTCAATTCCTCCTGCATCTCGCGGACACGCCCTGCCAGATTGTATTCTTTTTTTATGTCCCTCACCAGTTCTTTAAGCTGTATGATTTCAACCATTTTTTCAAAGTCTGTTTTATCTCTGAAACTGTTTGCCATGATGATTGCCAGCTTGTCTGCTGTTTCCTCTTTTTTGTACATGCAAGGAATATACCGGAACTGTTCTTTTCCTTCTTCCACCAGCGCCAGTGAAGCAAGGCGGCGGCGGTGTCCTGCGATCACGTCGTATTTTCCGTTTACAGGTTTTTTCACAATGCACGGCTGCAAAATGCCTACCAGTTCAATTGACCGTTTCAGTGCTGCGTCTACGTGATAGAAATTATCCTTTGACGGTATCATGTCGTATGCGTCAACCATGAATACGTTACTTCCCTGCTGTTTGCTTTCTTCTGTTTTCTCTTCCGGCGTTTCCTCTGCTGCCGGGTGCTGTTCTTCTGCTTCCTGCTTCTGTTTTGAACGCTGATTCAGCAGGTCCATTAAATTAAACTTTTCTGCTTTTGCTGCCATGCTCTTTACCTCCGTTTTGTGCCCTATTCGGTCACATTTTCGCTTAACTTCTTCAAATATTCTTCAACCAGTCTCTTGTAGTCCAATGACGCGCCGCAGCGTGCAGAATATTCAATAATTGGCTCCCGTGCAAATGTACTGGGTTTCATTTTCGGTGTTCTTCTGATATGCGTTTCAAATAAATTGCAGTCCTGCATCTTCAAAAACTCTTCACCCTGCAAATCAGCTTCGTTTGTGCGGTCAAACTGGGTAATGAAGCAACCCATAAAACGCAAATCCGGGTTCAGGTCTTCTTTTGTGTTGCTGATCTGTTCTTTCAGTTCTGCCAGTCCATCAATTGCAAAATCATCAATTGTAATCGGTACCATGACCGTATTTGACGCAACCAGTGCGTTTATTGTGCTTATGTTTATGTCTGGTGCATTATCTATGATGCAATAATCATATTCACTGCTTACCTGCTGCAATGCTTTTTTTAATCTGGTCTGCTGTGGTCGCTGCTGATCTAACATAACCTTTAAATTCGCTGTAAGCAGGTTCATATTTGCTGTAATAACATCCAGCCCCGGAAAATCGGTATGCTGAATGATTTTCTTCATGTCCGGTGTTCTCTCTGTCATAATTTCCGCCATTCCCGCGTGTTCGTAGTCGTGACGGTTCAGGAACTTGCTTGCGTTCCCCTGTTTGTCGTTATCTATCAGCAATACCTTTTCCCCGTGTACTGCTGCCAGAATGTGCGCCATGTTGACGCTTGATGTTGTTTTTGCTACTCCGCCTTTTAGGTTGATAATTGATAATGTCTGCATGTGGTATTCCTCCTGTATCTGGTACGCTGTTTATATGTTCTTCCGGGGCTTGCGCCCCAGATTGTTTACGCTTCTACCATTTCACTTCCTGCGAAAAACACTTCTCTTCCGTCCCATTCATGGATTTTTGTTTTCTTCTCTTCCTGCTTCTTCTCGTTTAATTTTCCTGCGTGGTAAACTGCTGCATATGTGATTGTTTTTGCTGTTCTCTTTATGATCTCAAATACAACTGCGTGTTCTCCATATCTCTTTCCGGTTTCAAACTTTCTCATGTGTGCTTTCCTCTCTTTCTTTAACTGTCTTTATTATATACTTACGGAAGTATAAATACAATTGACATTTTGCATATACTTACGGAAGTATATTTGTTTATTTTGTCTACCCTGTCCAGTTGACAGGCAGGACAGGGCGTTTGGATTTTAGAAAGCACCGCCCGTCAAGCCGTTAGCGCAGCTATGTATTCACGGAATACTGGTTACTGCCACAACATTTAACTTTCTGTATTCCTGTTCCCCATTCAGCTTGTATTGAAATTCCACGTTTCCGTCTTTGCAGTACATTACGGTTGCAATATCTTCAATGTTTCGTCTGTCCGACTGTTGCAAAAGTGAATACCAGAATTTTGGTGTTACCTTTACGCCCGGAACCAGATAATACGCTTTGTCCCCGATAATAAATATCTCGTCCCCGATCTCTACCGGGCAAACTGCTCTAAACGCCGTCATTTTCATGTTTTTCTTTTTCCTCTAACTTTCTTTTATTTTCTTCGTGTATTGTGTATGCTACTTCACGCATGATGATATATACCAGCATTAGCAGTCCCACCAGAACGCAGAAACCAATGATCTTTCCCAGAATCACCGCTGCTCCAATAAACATATTAAACAATGTCATTCTTGCTTTCCCTCCTGTTCTTCTCTCTCATTGCGTTTCTTGCCTGCTCCATTGCAGGGCGTAACTGATTGATCGTATGTAGCTGATTAATTGCAGCGTTTTTGGTTCTGCTGCCTGACTGCTGCCGTTTCATCAGTTCCCGGTTTATAACTTCCTGCTTACTCTGGCAATGTCTGTTCTTTCTCCTTCCCATGTTCTGTACCTCCTTATCTGCGTTTCTTTTTGTGATATGTATATTTGCTACGCTTTGCGGCTCTTTTTTTCTTTCGGTGGTAATACTGCTGTTCTTTGATCGCTTTTGTGGTCCTTACTGCCTTTTCTACCGTTCCCGGCTCAATGTTGTTTACTTCCTCCTGCAATACTTCCAGCACTTCCACTTCATCAAAACTGAATGTGTAGGATGCTCCCGGGTCGTATTCTTCTTTTTTCCAGTCTTCCTTAAACTGTTCAAAATTGTTCTTGTAGTTTCTCATAGCTGCGAACGGGTGAAACTGTTCTGCCTGATACATTGCAAGCATTACCTTTTCGTCGTCTTCCTGTTTCCAATTCCATAAATGCCAGTTTTCGTAATTGTCCCAGTTCTGCAATGAAAGCTGTACTTCCAATCCGTCAAGATAGTTTCCGGCTTTAATAATGCTTTGAAAATCTCGCACGGTAAAACCACGTCCAGTCAACTTCTCTCTTACACTCTGTACCGTCTTTCCTCCTGTTTTCAGTCTCGCACGCACAACCTTTGGTTTGTAACTCTCGCTCATGTTCTGTCCTTTCCAGCTTTACGCTCATGTTTGTTTTTCCTTTCTAATCTGTCTGCTATTCTCAATATTGCTTCCATGCTGTCTTTTATGTTTTTATCTGTTCCTGCCGTAATTTTCAGCACGTCTGCAATATCTCTTAACTGTTCCGCTTCATCTTTCCCGGTGATCTTGTCTGCACATTCCGGGCAAACCTGCATACCTTCCGGTATGGCTTCACCACACATTACACATCTGTCTACATCCATGTTCTGTACCTCCTACCAGTCCTGCATTTTCAAAATTTTTTCTGTCAGGTTCTTTTCTCTTTCAATCAGGTTTCTAACCGCCTGCGGTGAAAGTCCGGTGTCTTCGTAGTCATGTAGCTTTTTAATTGCCTGATTGACAGTTACGCCGTCTGATATGATCGCTTTCCCACTTTCTCTGCTGATCTCTGTTAATCTTGTATGGCGTTTCTTCTTTCCTGCTGATCTGCTGCCAGACTGGTTCTTTGCCACTATCTTTGCCCCAGCTGATACAATACCGTTGTGTGGGATATATCCGCGCATGACATTGTTTGTGGCTCTCATTGCTGCTTTCGGTATGTTTGCCATTGTCATTCCCCTTTTCTATAGTGTCTGCACTCTTCCGTATATTCGTACATGTCTAAAAATTCGCATTGCGCTGTACATGTTTCCTTTTTCGGACAGCAGATGCAGCAATAGTCCATATTCTCTGTACGCTCTAAATTGCATTTACCTTCCATGTCCTCACCGCCTAAAATTCTGTATCTGTTATGCCTATGTATTCTTTTAGTGTGGCTATGGCTTCGTCTGCTCCATAACACACCGCTGTTTTATATCCCTGTTTTTCCAGCTGTTCAAGCCACCACTTCTGTTTCTCCGTTGTCTCATTCTTTCCGAACTTCATTTCGATATACAAACCGTGATAACCTTTCAGCGCCACTGGTAATGTCAGGTCGGGTACGCCAGCTTTCACGCCCTGTCTTTTCAGGTTTGCCGCTTCAAGCTGGTTCCTGCTGCCGCCATTCGGAATGTGGTATATCAGTTTTAATTCCGGGTGTTCGTTTGTGTTGTACCTGCACCAGTTTATAACTCTTTCCTGTTCCGTAGCTTCACTGCGTTTTCTATTCTGTAATCTGTTGTAATATCCCATGTTCTTTTTTTCTCTCCCTACTCCATAGCCTGTATTTTCATCAAAGCCCACATGAAATTCTTTTCTGCTTCTTCTCTTTCTTCCCGCGTCGGGTTCTCTTTTTCTTCAACCTCTGCACATGCTGTGGCTTTGTCTGCTGCTTCTCTTAATACCTTTTCAAGTTCTCTATAGCTTTCTGCTGCTTTGCTCATTCTTCGTCCTCCTGATCTTCTCCGATCATTGCCCGTGGCGGTTCCCTTTTGTCCAGAAGCATTCTGTAAAATGCTGCCTTTTTCAGTTCTCTTTTTTCTTCTGCTGTTCTCTCACGTTCTGGTATGTTGTCGTTTTCTATGTAACAGCGTGCCGTTTCATCCGGGTACAGATTGTTTCCTGATCTGAAAGCGATCATAAATGTTTTCAGTTCCCGTTTTAATTCCTCTTTGTAAAAGCTGAACAGTAGTTTGATTTCTGCTGCTTCAATCTCTGTACAATCGCAACCGCGTTTCTTTCTTCTCTTGTACTTGCCAGTGTACACATGGTATGAAGCACTGCCCGTTACTTTGTAGAAAATCTGTGTCAGCAGGTCTTCTTCCAGTTCTCCGTTATATCCGAACCAGTGAAGACTTACTGTGTCCAGCATGATTTCTTCGTCTTTGATTTCATACCGGGCTTTCAGTTCTTCATACATCCGCATTGCTGTTTCTTTTTCTCCGCCCACGCCACGATCTGCAAGGGCTTTTATTTTCTTTAGCTTTTCAGCTATTCTGTCATGCTCCATTTTCTTTTCCTTTCATAGTTTCAAAGTAAAAGACAATTTTCTTTTCCTGTTCCTTCACTGTTCCGTATTTCTTTGCAAGCCTGTATATAAACTGTTTTTCCAATCTCTCCGTCATTGTCTGCAATCTCTGTCTGAACTGTTCCGGTGTATATGTCATTTTGTAAAAATTGCACATCCGGCAGGCTGGCATATAGTTTTTTATGTCGTCCAGATATTCTGCTTTTCCTGCTATATAATCCTTTTCGTGTCTGTAGATAGATTCCATGTGATCTACCTGCATTTCTTCCAGCGTTATTTCGCACCCGCAGTAAGCACAATGACCGTTGTATTTCTGCCATACCTTCATGCGTTGTGTTGTGGTTATCCGTTTTCGTTTTGCCTGTCCACTCATACCGTTCTTTCCTCCGGCGTGATCTCTGTTAAAAACAGTCCTTTGCAAGCGCATTCCTGACTACAGAAAATATTGTCTTCCTCGCTGTCGAAATACTTTACTTGCAGATAGTTGTCTAAAAAACTGTAGTGATTCTCGCCGTCTTCTATCTGTTTGCCGCAATTTGCACAAATTCTCATGCTACCTTCCTTTCTTTTCCGGTTTCCGTTCTGGGTGCCCGAAAATATATTCGTACTCTGATACTATGCCGTGATCTGTTATAAACCGTAGTGAATACCAGTAACTGTTCCCGGTATCTTCGTACAGATCATATAGCCTGCTGCCGCGTTTCACGGTTCCTATCAGGTTGATTGACAGGTGGTCTTTTTTATGTCCGGCTCTGGCTTCTACGTTGTATGCAGTTTTCAGTTTTTCTTTCAGTTCTTCTTGCGTGTATTCTCTCACTGTTCCTGCTCCAACTCTCTTTTTATCTGGCTTGCCTTTTCCAGTACCGCTTCTGCATATTCGCAAGTGTTTTTCTTTTTACTGAAATAGTTTCTTTCTGCGCCTGTTGGTCCCCATCTGTACGCCGTCAGCGCCTTGTGGTAATTGTTCTGGTACTTTTTCAACAATTCTGCCACACAATCAACGCCCGTTCTTATGTTCTGGTATGGGTTATCCACATTTTGCACACCGATTTTGTTCATACGGTCCTTGTGGTATTCCGGTATGATCTGCATATATCCGGTTGCGTCGTCTGCTGTCGCGTCCCACTGGTACCCGCTTTCTGCTTCAATCATTGCCAGAATGGTTGTATAGTCAACTTCGTACTGTTTGCAGGTGCAATAGGTGTATATCTGCACTATTTCCGGCAGGCATCCGCCATACATGCTATAGCTTTCTGGTATCTTGTAATATACAAACCCGTCCAGATCGCCTGCGCCCCAGTCCCGGCTTATTGTGTTATACGGGTATATATCGTTGTCCGGGTCGTTTACCCGCACTGTCGTTACTGGCTGCATGTCTACCAGTTTCACTGCTTCTGTTGTGATCTCTGCCGCCTGCTCCGGTTCTGGTTCCTGTTTTGTGTATGTAAGCGCTGTACAGTATGTTGCTGCCATGATTCCTGCTACCGTTGCAACAGCAACAGTAACCATTGTTCTTTTAATTCTTTTTACTTGCAGTTCTCTTTTTTGCTGTCTTGCGCTTTTTCTTACCTGCTGCACCTTTCATTCCTCCTGTCTTTTTCTTCCACATCTTCACATAAATGTGCCACCCTGTTTCCTCATGCCATTCTGGTTTTACTTCGCTTATGCTGTATGTCGGAAACTGGCGTTCAAAAAACTCTTTTCCTGCGTCCCCGGATTTTGCCAGCTGTTCCACTTTTGCCCTGCTGTATTTATGATCTGCTGGCGGCTGTACAATCGGTCTTTTCAGATTCCGGCTACTGCTCCACCTTTTCTTCCCCTGTGGGTTCTTCACAACATACTTGCATAGTGCTTCAATGCCGTTTTCATTTGTCTGTATGCGGTCCGTGTTTACCCATCCCATTTTCTTTATGGTTCCAGCGTACCTTTCCGGGTCTTCTTTGTACTTCTTCCAGTTGATACGCTTCTTTGTCCACATCATTTCCACTTCATCACGCGGCAATCCACCGTTCATAATAATGTGGTGGTGTATTCTTATTGGGTGTTCCTGTGCTTCGTCCTCTTTCTTGTAACCATATTCAGTCACAAGAATGTATTTCAGCGGTTCAATACCCAGTTTCTTTCTGCGGTATGCTATCCGGCGTAAGTAGTTATTTACTATCCTTTCTGCTTCTTCCGTTGTTTCTGGTAAATCTGCATCTGTGTATGTTGCCGATACGTGCAGATCACCTTCACCAAAATTCCCGTTACCCAGCTGCACCAGATACCGTTTACTGTTCTTGTCGTTCAGGTCCTTTTGTTTTGGCTCTGTTGCTTTTCTTCTTTTCCCTCTCTTACCCTTTACTGCCCTTTCTGCATTATCTGTCCGCGGTATTACATCAACTTCCCTGTATAACCCGCAGTCCGTCTTCTTCTCTCTGTAGAACATTTTCTGTCCTTTCCCCATATGTTGCAGAGTGGGTATCTAAAGGGTATGCTATCCCCTTTCTGATCTGTCCATTATCCCCATGTATGATACTGTTATATATGTTCTATACACTATGTATATATATTTATATATCGTGGGAATGTTAATACCCCATACAAGCCCGTTAAGCGGTTCCAAACCCCGCATAAAATGGGGCTTTTCCGCCCCTTTTGCTTGCATTTCCTGCGTCAACATGGTATAATGTACTTAATCATATTTTTATACTTTTAGTTGACTTAAAGCCCTTGCATTTCGTGCTACCAACACATTTGCAAGGGCTTTTTGTTGCCCTTTTATTTCAGGTTTTCTTCTGGTGCGTTACCACGCACCTTTCAGTATTTCAGTCACCAGTTCCCAGTCTTCCAGAATTAAAGCGGAACGCAGCGAAACGCGGTTGCTGCTGTCCGTACGCGGGATGAACAAGTCCAGCGCAGCAGCGCCACCGTAGCTGGTGCTGCTGAAGCTGGAACCGCGCAACGGAACTGCTTCTTCAAGTGTGCTGTCTACCCAGATTCCCGCCTTTTCTTCCTTGTAGTTCTTTGGTACAATCCCCAGCTTGTGAATGATCTCTGGTACTTCTTCCAGCGTTCCTGCAAGTTTCAAATCTCTGTAGTGATCGCCGCCCCAGTTCCCGGCAATCTGTTTGTCTGTCAGTGTTACGCTTCCCATCTGTACATCAATGTATAAGGTGTCAAGACAAGACATGTCTGCATGTTCCGCATTGCTGTTTTTGGTGCAGATTGCTAACCAGTTCTTGCTTTCTTCTGACGTGTCCACTGCTGCCGCGTCGTTGTCTTTGATATACTCAATTCTGCCTTTCCGCAGTCTTAATCCGGTTACTGGTTCCCAGTAGTTCCCGCATAACCCAAACACGCCCTCTTCTGTTCCATCATGGGACCATGTAAGCGGGTCGCATCCGGTCAGTGTGCAGTAACCGTCATACAGTGCGCCGTGTTCTTCCGGTGCGTCCGCGCATTTTCCATAGTTCGTATTGCCGTGAATGGTCTTTCCCATCTTCTCTGCTTCGTTCAGTAAGTAAACAAATTCTGTGTTTGTCAGCAGATGCCATCCCGGACCCTTCTTTTTGCACATTTCTTCCGCCTGCGTGAAAGTCTTGTTTTCAATAGGCATGTTGTATGGCAAGGAATGTGGAACGCCTTTGACCTCTGTATTATGAAATTGTGAGATCGCAACGCCCTGTACGATCTTCCCGTTTACTTTGAATATGTCCGGCACGTCCTTTTCATCCGGTTTGCCGTCTCGCGGGTCCATAAAAAACAGCGTCATAAAGTCCGGGATTCCGTTTTTGTCCTTGATAATTGTTCGTGTTCTCCATACGGTACATGTTCCGTATTTCACCATCTTTAATGCCATTTTCTTTTCCTCCTGTTTCTGGTATGATTTTTATTTCTTTTACCTGCCAGTCGTTGTACTGTCAGGATTTTTGCTGTTTTAACCACTGGCGGTTCCGGTATGTTCAATAGTTCCCTGTACCGTTCCAGTGTCGCCCATCTTTCCGCCTGCTGCCTTGCTTCATTAATCATGTCTGGCACTAATGAAAAAGCTGCGAACATTTTCGCTGTCTCTTTCGTCCAGCTTGACATACTTTCTGATATTGTCGCTGCTCCCCGCTTTAGTGCATCTGAAATCCGCTGTGCAAAGTCGCTGTCTTCCAGTGGTCTTACCTTGTCCCACGGTCTTTGATATTTCAGCAATGCTTCATGGTTCAGCTGTTGTTTTGGCGCTGGTACCTTTGGTTGTACATTTCTTTGTGCATCCGCAATCTTTTGCTGGTTATAGCCGTGCAACTTTTTATACAGCTTCTTTTTCTGTCTTTTATTCACCTTACCTCGCCTTTCTTTCTCGCTATCTCCTGTGCAACGTCTTCTTTCATCAATTCAATAATTGCCATCATTGCGCCTATTCTTCTGTCGAACACTTCCGCTAGAATTTCTTCCAGTTCTTCAAGTTTGATTCCTGACAGCAGGCAAAATGTATAAATTTTGAACTTCGGTATTATGTCCAGTCTGCTTATTGCTTCGTGTACGTCAATCCTTGTCATTTTGTTTCCCTCTCTTCTCCTAAAATGATCTTACGAAATATGCTTTCAAATATAGGAACCGCAATGCTATTACCCGCCTGTCTGTATAAAGTTGTGTAATATCTGCCCCGGCGCTGGTGTACTGCTTTTGCTGCTTCAAACTCCGTGTCTGTATATCCCATCAGCCGCCAGCACTCCCGTTCTGTCAAATACCTGTATCTGCCTTTTCCGCAGTCAATCACCTGTGCTGGTGTACGGTCTTGTCTGGTTGTAATCGTATATGCAAAGTCTTTTATGACTGTCGCCCGTCTGATTCCGGTTTTTCCGATTACGCTATATACAGACGGTTGCGTTACGTCATATGCTTTCGGTACGCTGTCGTTATTTTCCAGAAAATCAGAAATATTTTTCATTGGTGTTCTTACCAGCTTTTCAAAATCAAACTTTTCCCCGTTTAAACAGCTGATTGTAAAGACCCTTTCGCGTGCCTGTGGTAGTCCAAACTCTCTTGCGTCCAGAACGTCATAATTGTTCGTGTACCCCAACCGTTCCATTTCTTTCTGATACCGTACAAAATTTGCTATCATGTACTTTGACGTGACGTTTTTCACGTTTTCCCATATCACGTACTTTGGTTTCCATTCTCCCATCTGTTCAATGATATGTATGGTTTCCCACATCAGACTTGAACGGGTTTTGCTTCCTTCGTCGGCACCTCTTCCCCTGTTTATTCTCCCATCTGCTACCGTTGCTTTCCCTTGATGTCCTGCAATACTCATATCTTGGCAAGGACTGCCATGTATCAAAATGTCAGGTCTAAGGTTCCACCCGACAACTGTTTGTATCTTGTATGGTAGTTCTTCTGAAAACATATTGTTGTATGATCTCACTGCCTGTTCGTCGATTTCCACATAGTCAATTGCTTTTGTGGGTATCTTCAAATTACGCAACGCGCAACGTGGGCTTCCGATTCCTCCGAATAATTCCAGAATCTGCACTGGCTTTTCTTCGGTTATCACTTTTTATCCCTCCGTTCTGTAATCGGACAATTATCCATTCTTTTTGTATCTTCTTCTCCGTCTAATACTGTTTCGTGCCCTGTAATGAAACACATTCCAGTTTTTACGGTTTCCATATCCACAAGCCAGAACGGACAGGCAGTACAAGTTTCTGGCATAATTTCCGCAGTCACTTTAATTCCGTATCCTTCGTAATTAGCAACCACTTTTTCTTCACTCCCTCCGGTATGCTCTATCTGGTATGATTATTTATACAGCTTTCTTCTGCTGTACCTCTGTTTCTGGTTCTTGTGTCACTTTTACAGTGATCTTTACATTTTCCCGGCGTGATAAAATCAACGCCAAGGTGTCATAAAAACGCTGTGCATTAAATGTTCCCTGTACTTCCACGCCTATTCCCCTTTCTAAAATGGTTTAAAATGCTTTTCAAACACTTCTTTCTTTAATTCAGCAACCGTGTTCCCCGCGTCTGCTATTAAATGCAGCTTTACGGTGCCTTTTCTTTTGTTCTGTCCTACCAGCGCCCATGCTCCCCAGTCTCTTGTTATTGTCTGTTCGTATGGTTCTGTGTATAGGTGCTGTATTGTCAATGGTTCTTCACATATGAAAACTGTTCTTTCCTGTGTTTCCAACTTTTCACCTTCTTTCCGGTGATCTACGCCCAGCGCACCCATTCCCCGTTTTTACATATGAGTGTGCCGCAGTCTGTCAGTCCAAGTGCTGCGTGGCTGAATACTTCAATTCTTATGAAGTTTCCTGACTGTCTTATAAACCATGCTTTTTTCTTATCATCTGCCCGCAGTCCTTTTCCGCATTTCTCAAAATCTTCAAATGGCGGAAGGTTGCTGCCCCAGAAGCCTTTTACGGTTTCGTGCAGTTCTTCATTGCTTAACTGCCTTGCTTCTTCCATTTTGTTTTCCTTTCTTCGCGCCCACCCGCAGGCAGGCGCTTTACGCTGTCTTTGCTGCTCCACCTGTTGCCAGATCGTAGCCGATCTTTACGCCGCGCAGTAATGTTTCAAAACTGCTTTTCTGTTCCTCTGTCAGCAGTTTTGCAAAGTCTAGAACGTCTGCTGCTTCTTTCTGGTTTTCTGCTGCCAGAATCATTTCCAGTGCTTTTCTGTTTTCTGCCATTGTGGTTTCCTCCTTTTCTTTCTAATTCCCCTTTGCTATACTCAAATTGTCACATCATCACATAGTAAAGGGGGTGCTTATGTGAAGTATGTAAAATCTGGAACCATGCCGGGTGCTGGTGATTATCTTTGTATCAAGTGCAACACTGTAAATCGTGTTTATTCTGATAGTCAGATACTTTTTGTATGTCCACGCTGCGGCGGCTCTGATTTTCAAAAGTTGCGGTCTTCTGGGTCTAACAAATAAACTTTCTTCCAGAAAACATGACCGAACCAGCTAAACCAGATAGCAACATATTTTCTTATGTCTTTCATGCTTTCTGGGTTTTCCGCGCTTCCAAATTCTGTATATTGCAAGCGCGGAAAAATTGCTAAAATGTATCGCAAAAAGTGATTGTATAGGAATCTTCTTTGCGGTTTATGCACTACTATTGTTGGTTTTCCTATTTTGGTTTCCTCCTTTTATTATTTTTACAAGTGGTTTGTTGTTTTATACCATTCACTTGTTTTATGAGACTATAATATACCAGTCACTTGTATTTGTCAACTATTTTCTTGTTATTTCTATTGACATTTATACAAGTGACTGGTATTATTGATTTATCAGATAGAAAGGAGGTGTGAAATCGCATGACTATTAATGAACGAATTAAATATTTCAGAAAAGAAATTAAAAAGATGAATCAGAAGCAATTCGCGGAAATTCTGGGCGTTACCCAGTCCGGCGTAAGTTATATGGAACAGGAAGGGTCCACTGTGGCAGACAGCAGCATAAAGGTTATTTGTTCTGTTTGTGGATTAAATGAAGAATGGTTGCGAAACGGTCTTGAACCAATGACCGTGCAACCGGAAACATTCAACCTTGATGAATTTGCCCGGGCGCGTGGCGCGTCTGATCTTGAACTGAAAGTTGTGAAAGCGTATTTTGAACTTGACCCGGACATTAGAAAAATGCTCATAGAACATTTTAAGACGGAATTAACGGACAACAACGATCATCCGAAAACGCCGGAAGAACTGGAAAGTCAGTACCCAGTTGAAGAAGAAGGGTCAGGGCTGGGGGCTGGGTAAAAGCGCACCCAGCCTTTTTTCTTAATTAAATATGATTAACTTGCATTTCCCGGAAAATAGCCTGTTATAGTACAGTGTATTATTTGACCGATAATATAACGCATATACATTTGTGTATTTATAGTAAACGTACTTTATAACCATATGTATCACCCTACCCCTTCTCCTGATGGCTGGGTGCAACGTTTATATTACCTGCTACACTGTCTGTATAATACAAGTAAGTTCTGGTAGAAAATGCAATGTCTGGAAGGATTGGTATTTTATGGGATTTTTTTCACGTTTATTTAGTAATTCGCAGACTGTCTCTGCTCCCGTAAAAGTAGAAATGTCTGTTTCCCAGTCTTCTTACTATGTTGAAGTGAAGCAGAAAACACGCGGGGTCTTGCCTGCTGTTTCTTTAAAAGCATTGGACGGTTACGTTTCGCCCTCTGGTGGTTTTGTAAGCTATGGCAGGTTTCAGGTTATCGGTATTAATCCAGATACCAAGCGCAAAAACAAGCGTATTTATGAAGTTAAAGACTGTGACTGTGCTTGCAAGTGTGCTGAAAATGACGGATTAGTTGGACCTTTTGACATTACTGTTTTACCGTCCGTTCCTCCGTCTGATCGTCAACTTGCTTACGCAAAATCTTTGGGCGCTCGCATTCCGTCAGGTGCATGTTTTCTTGACGTTAGTGCTATTATTTCTCGAATAACGGAAAATGAAGAAAAACTCGATTCTGAAATTATTGCAAAGCAGGCATTTGCTTACGGTGTCAAATTCTCTCGATACCATAGCAAGTCTGCAATAATGGATATAGCAAAGAACAGTTTACCTGCAATTGAATACAGCAATTTCATATTGTCTATATGTTAGAAAATAAAAATCCCGGCGGTGCGGGGACACTGCCGGGATTTCTGCAACGTTTTGTATAATCATACCAGATACAACATACCGTCTGCATTGTTATTGTAGCATATGCAGACAGGAAAAGAAAGGAAATAGCATGATAAAAAAAGAACTTTCTACGGGTCCGCTTCGTGTTGCACTTTACATCCGTGTTTCCGGCGAAGAACAAAAGATAAAAGGTCTTTCGCTGGAAGCGCAACAAGAACGTTTGGAAGAATACGCACGACAGCAAGGCTGGGTGGTTGTCGGTATATATATCGACGCTGCAAAAACTGCCCGTAAAGATATGCGGAAACGTTCTGAATTTCAGAAAATGATTAACGCTGTCAAGCGTGATGAAATAGACTTGCTTCTGTTCTGCCGCCTTGACCGCTGGTTTCGATCTGTCGCGGACTATTACAAGATCATGGAAATACTGCAAACCCATCACTGCGACTGGAAGACTACAGATGAAGAATACGACACAAGCACCGCGAATGGTCGTTTGTATATCAACGTCAAATTATCAATCGCCCAGAATGAAGCTGATATTTGTAGTGAAAGAATCTCTGTTGTATTTGACAGCAAGGTGCAGCACGGCACGGTTGTTTCCGGTAACTGCCCTTTTGGTTACGTCGTGAATGAAGAAAAACGCCTTGCTATTGACCCAGACGCTGCCGCGATCGTCCGGGACGCTTTTAATTATTATGAATCTTCCATAAGTCAACGTGGTACCATCCGGCATATCCGGGAAACCTACGGTGTGAACTGGTGTGATGCTACTTTTCGCCGTATGCTTGCTGAACGTCTTTACACTGGTGTCTATGACAGCAATGGCAGATACAATGAAAACTTTTGTGAAGCAATCATAAGTAAAGAACAGTTTGAACGTGTACAGGTATTAACCAGCAGAAACGCCCGCAGTGTTCCCAGTGGTAAGGTTTATATTTTTACTTCTATCCTGAAATGTGCTGAATGTAATCATAATCTTGTTGGGTATGTCGCCGGTCCATATTATTACTACAGATGCAATCAGCATTTCCAGCGCGGCAGATGCAGTCATAATAAATCTGTTCGTGAATCTTATGTTGAAGAATGGCTTTTTGAACATCTGGGGGAAGAACTGGAACGTTGTAAACTGGAATGGGACGTACAAGCGGCAGAACGTAAAAAGAAAACGCGCTCAACGGATAAAGCGGTTTTGAAACGGAAATTGACAAAGTTAAAAGAACTGTACATGGATGATCTGATTACTATTGAAGAATATAAAAAAGACTACCAGATATATACTGCTGCCCTGCAACAGATACCAGATGAAGCACCAGAAGAAACGCCGCCGGACTTTTCCGCTGTAGAAAGAATGTTGCAAGCAGATTTTAAAAGCATATATGATTCCCTGACCCGTGAAGAAAAACGGACGCTCTGGCGCTCTGTCATATCGGAAATTCGTGTTGACCGTGATAATAACATCACGGGAATTATTTTTGGGTAGTGTTGTACTAATGCGACACTACCTGTAGGCTCATCACATAAAATGGCTTCCGGAGATACTGCAAGCGCCCTTGCGATTGCAACTCTTTGTTGTTCACCGCCGGACAAATTGATTGGGTA